CAGATCGACCAAACAAGTTTGATCGGTCTCATCTCGGATTGCGCGGAACACCGCCTGTTGCATGAACTGCATACAGGTCGGTTCTTCAGCAATAATCCTAGGGGTCTCTAGCGTTTTAGGAACAGCCACAACCTTCACGGGTTGCTCGCGTTCCAGGGACCTCAAGTCGATCCTGTCGTACACTTCAGAGGCATAGCCTCTAAAGGACGCATAGCGCCAGTAAGGCGCTACAGTTTCAAGGCGCTCGGTCCACGTTGGCATAAGGTATTTCGCGTTCGCGATCAACCTATCCGCAGTGGCACCGGAACCATGAACTGGGGTCAGGTCGAAATTCTTCACTTTCGTGTTGACTTTCGACATAACAACTGAGAATACCACGTCGGCTACCCTTTTGAACTCTTCAACGAGTTCGGGTTCAACAGCCGTCTCCCAGTCACCAACTTGAGTGTTGGACTGGACAAAGGCATCGAACGCAGCCTGCGTCCGAGCCGGTCCACAATCTAACTCTACTTTCTTGAACATCAGCGTTAGCTGACGGATAGATCGTATAGCTTCGATTGAAGGATCATCCAGCAGAACACCGCTTGTGCGGTCAAAGATGAGGTCAAAGAAGCCCCCTAGAAAGATCGGGGTCTTCTGCCTGCACCGGAAACCCGGGAACAGGTCAGGACTCGCCTCGCATTGGTCAAGCGCTCTTTCAAGGCCTGATCCAAGACGAGGCAGGACTCGAGTGAAAAACTCGAATCCCTCATTCTCAAACCGAGTCGTGACGGTTTCAATATCACGACTGGTGTTTGTCGAGCAAAAGGTCCCTACATCTTCAAGGACCCTGTGGAAGAGTGTTACTAGGCTTTTCATGCTACCTCCATTCATATGGGGATTGACATCCAAACCAGTGACACCAACGCGACCGATACACTAGTCGCGTTGACCTACAGTCTGACAGCACGTGTGGGGAGGGCAGATGCCCCCCCCACACGCCTTCACGGCCTCCTACCCTTAGAGGGTGGGGAAGCAGTCCTGTAAGGGACAGAGGAAGGGGTGCTGCCACCTAGGAATTACGACTCGAGTCCCAGAACCTTCTTCAGGTTCGCGTTGGTACTCGCGGTCATCCAGGTGGTAGCTCCCGTGACGAGCTCAATGAGCTCGGCCTCCGTGAAGCCTACGTTGGGCCGATCGATCGAGATGTTAATGACAGAACCGATTTCCGACTTAACGTCGGTCAGCGCGTCTGTCGACACCTTCTTTCGACCGGCCTTGACGAGGGTGCGTCGGCGACCTCCCTTAACCTGGTGAGAAACCAGGAGAGAGATCGTGCCGTCCGCGCTCGTGTACGTTGCGGCGGTGTTATCCGTCACAGTACGCGGGAGCGAAACGGCCGAGCCGATAGTAATAGACTGCGGGTCAGCGAGTGCCATTGGTCCTCTTCCAGATGTTGCACAAATCGTGCGATGACAGGGGTTTGAAAGTTCCCGCTTAACTCTTAGAGAGACCAAGAGCGGCGAGAATTGCCAGACGGTAAGGACCCCAAGCCCCACTATCTGACTCACTCACGAATCCGTACGGGTTAGCACGAATACGACGCTTAAACGAAGCGTTCATATAAGTGCTCACATAGGACGCCCCAACCATAGGGGACGCACCGGTGAACGTAACCTTTGCTACGGCCTGTCTTTCGACAGTTTCCATAGCGTAGGCGTAGTTAACCACGTGGTTATCATCGTGGCCTGTATGTATGGCGGCTATATTTTGCCGTACATCCAGAAACCAGTCGATGAGCCAGGACCATGGCGTAATTTGCCATGCAGTACGAGCCGACATCGAAAGACCCAAAAGGGCATCCATCGATGCTAGGTACTTCTCAAGACGACCAGAAAAACCGGGAATCTCAGGAAGTACGTAGGTATATGAGCCGGAAAAGCTCATATATCTCGTCTCGGTCATGAATAACTGCTTCTCAGTCGGGTAAGTTGCACCGCTAGGGCCGTTACTTCGATACACATTTTGCAACGATGAAGTTGCGGGTGTGCTGAAGTTCCAGCGAGTATCCATAAAAGGATAACCGGCAGTCACAGTAGCGCTCTCAATCTCTGAATTAGAGAAGATTTCGCTCTTTGTTGTGACAGGTAACTTACCTTTCCTCCTCACACGACGACCCTCATCTCTCCGAATTTGATGTAACTTCTGAGAGACATCGCGAAGTACCTCCGCGATTGAGACAGCGTCGTCGTAGGTCGGCATGATCCCGAATACCGCATTTAGGTATTCGTCTCCCCAACCGCCAATACTCAAAGAGTGTAAGGCAGTGCCGGGGATCGCTGGCAACCCGAGCGCGAGCTCGAGAAGCGAAGCGGTCACGCTGACCTGAGGTGAAGCAGGAGTTAGTTGTGTCAGCAGCTGAGTTCCATCACTCTTCAGTCGGTCGACTGTAGGTTTAGGAACTTCATACTTAGGACTAAAAGTCCGGTAATCAGCTGGTCCCAGCCCTCCAAAAGAGAAGGGCATGCGACTTGCAGCGTCTGAACGAACAGCCATCTGCTGCACCGATATAGGAGAACCTATACAAGTGCTACCAGGTGCGTTGTCAGCCGTGTAAGTGACACTCCGACGAAGCGAAGTATTGACGGTACGAGAAGACTTCTCAAACGGATGACCGTTATCGATACCTTCTCCGGTGAGTGATGTATAATCACTCGCTTCCGCCAAACCGCTGGCTTCTAGCGTAGCTAGAAGTCGTGGACCAGGCCTGAAGTAATCCGCGGCAGATGTACGTTGGAAGAATCCTCCGTACAAATCAACCTGCTTAGGGTCAAGCCTAGTTCCACTCGTGGAACTTCTAAAGGAAGTAACAGACTCTGAC